GTGTAGCCGATCTGGTCCTGCCTGGCTGCCTCGATTGTCCGCGCCACCGAAGTCCACGCCCCGGCGGTTGCCATATCGCGCCACTGCAGCTCAAACCGGACCGACCTCGGTACGTTCTGCCCCTTGCTGCCGATTCTGATCAAGCCGCCGGGGAATAGCACGTCATACTCGATTGTGTCGGTCGTCTCGTTTTCCGGGCACGCCGCAAACGGGCCGAGCCAATTGCCCTCTAGGTTTGACTCGTCCAGGGTCAACGACGCGAGGCCGGTCTGGTATAGGTCGAAGCCTGGCCACGTCAGGTCGGTCGCGCCGGTATCGGTCAACCGCTCGACCGCGATAACGACGGCTCCGGTCGCGGTCATGCGATACCGCATCCCGGCGTACCCGATCGCCATAGTCTGGTCACCAGTAACAAGCCCCGTGGCCGCGCCGCCTGCTTGGAAGTTGAGGGTCATTTGATCCGGGGTGCCGGGGGTGAAACTCTCTACGGTGTAGAAGCCCTCGTTAACGCCCATGATTTCCAGTTGCATGCCGACAAAGGGCGCAATCTCGGACAGATCGCCCTGGATGATATCGCGCAGGCCGACGCCGCCCTCGATGACGGTGTAGGTCTTATACAGCTCGATGCGCACGAGCATGCCGGGCGTCCAACCGCTCGGGAACTCTCCCGCGCCGGCCGGAATGGTTACCTCGTCACCGTCGAAAATGTAGCTGGCCGCGTCGGCCACGGCATCGACGGTCGAGGTGGTGCGCAGTTCTAGGCCGGCGGAACCTGTAGAAGTCGGGCCGACTTCGGCCGCCGGGTGCCACCACGTGCCGGCGCTGTTGCCGGTAACGTCCTGGCCGGGCTGGAAAATCTCGAATGAAGCGTCATCCCCGAGCGAGACGAGCGGGGTGTCGCCGACGAGAATGCGACTGGCGGGCAGGTCAAACTCGCCTTTCCCGAGGCAAAGCAACATTTCCACGACTTGCTGGCGCGGCGATTCGTAGAACCGACGCGGCGGCAGCAGGTAGTCGGGATAAATTTTCACCTCGCCAGATACCTCTCGGATCGGCGAATTTATCTTGACCTTGTTGCCCTTGGCGGACGCTTCTTCGAGCGGGTTACCGCGGGTCTGGCCCTTTTGCGCCCCCGTGGCCGGCTTGGGCATCAGCAGAACGGCAATTACCGCGATGGCTGCCGCGATATAGGCGCCGTATGCGGCAATGAACGCCGCGCCTGCGGCCTTTGGCTCCGGGTACAGGTCGAGCGTATCGTCCGGGCCGAACTCGGCTAGCCCCCACTCGCTCGGGTCGAGTAGGCGGCCGTTCAGGTGGGCGGAAATAGGCGGGGCGGCGAGTGGGCGGTACCCTTTGACGTTGGCCTGCAGCCAGGCGTCGACGGTCTGGCGCGCCGCCGTGGCGTGTTGCTCCAGGGGCTCGCCGTCAAGTTTGCTCGGGTAGACTCGGACGGTCACGGTAGAACCTCACGCGGGTATGGTCACGCAGGAACGCCGCCAGGGGGCGCAGCCGAGCCGATGACTTGGGGTTGATTTCAAGCGCCCATTGTTGGCCGTCGGCGTCGACCACGAGGGCGACATGATGCGCAATCCTACCACGGAAGCAGACCGCAATCGCGCCATGCTCGGGCGGGCATTCCTCCATAGCGGCCGATTCGGTGGCATAGGCCCGCGTGAACTCGGCCGGCTGCGTGTTGCGCACGTGACCCCAGGAGGGCAGCAGGCGGCACCCGCAGTGCCGGGCGCGGGCATCCCGCACCAGGCCCCAGCAGTCGAAGCGATCAGGGCCGCGCGCCCCGTCCTCATACTCGGCGCCGAGATATTCAGCGGTCCAGTGAGTCATAGGTATTTCAGCCCCGGTGCAAATTCCAGCGTGTATAGGTCGCGCGGCCAGGCAGTATTGATCAGGTCATAGAATCCGGCCGTGATCTCCACCTGGGTGCCCTTGGTCTGTCCGCTCTTGACGACGAACCGATAGGGCGCCTCAGCCGGGCCGCTGCGGTCGCTTTCTAGAAATATCCGGAACGTAATCAATACCTGCGCCTCAGCGTCGAGCGCTTGGTCGATCAGCCGCTGTGCCTCGCCGGTCACGTTGTCGATGCCAAACGTCAGGTTTTCCGCGCCATTGTTGCTCCGCTTCGGCAGCGCCACGCTGATGCCCGCCGCCACGAAGGTCAGCGTGCGGGCGTCCTCGGTCGTGCATACCTGATCGGTGAAGCCGTTGCAGATCAGAATCGGCGCGGGCCACACGTCGCAAGCGATTTCCAGCGTGGGGATTATCACGTCCCCGCCGCTGGCGTAGACCTGTTCGAGGATGGTCATGCGTCAATCGCGCCCCACGGTTTCCATGTTCCCGGAGTTCCAGCTGTCGTGCAAACCCATGCCCGTTTACCCGCTGCGGCGGGGGCCGTCCGGTAAATCTCGTCACCCACGGCCCACGTCCCTACGGTGGGCGCGGCCGCTGCGTCTAGTACGGCGCGACTCCCCAAAAGTCGGTAATGGGACTCACCTAGCGCGTTCAGCGTATCAACAGCACCCGCGCCCCTTGCTACCCAGGGATACCCGTTCAGGGTCGCCCCATTGTCATACAGCAGGGTCATGGCATACGTCGGGATATCCACGAACGCGTCGTAACTCCCGGCACTCGTTCCCCGATAGACGCGAAGGGTACAGTTTCCAGGCTTCCCGGTAAAGGCTACGCCCAGGCGGGCACCGTTGCCCCCATTAGTCAGCGCCAGGCTCTGTTCCCCGGCGGTCTGGTTCCGCCCAACTAGACGCCCAGTGTCGATGATGTACTGCGCGACATAATAGTATGTTCCGGTAACGCCCCCCCACGTTTCGTTGCTCTCCGCTGCGATAGAAGATAAGCCGACAAACGAGGCGGAAGTCGGCGCGAGGGACAGTTCCGTACGGACAATGCTGGTGCGGAATACGCGACCAGAGCGCGAAAGTTCAAAGCTGTACCGGTTCCATGTGGCGAGCGCTGTGCCGAGATCATTCTGTAGCAGCAGCCCCGAGAGCTGGCTGCGGTCTAGCGCGCCGTTGCGGGTAAAGCGCCGGTAGCTGTTCGAAACTTCCAGATTTACGGTGCTCGCCACGATAACGTCGCGCCCCGTCCAGTCTAACAAGCCAGACAAATGCACGAATTCGCTATCTCGTAGGCTTACGGTGCACGCATGCCCGGTCGTGTTCAATAGAACCATAGGGACGCGGTCCTTTGCCGATAGGTAACAGCTCAGAAAATCGACATTCGCCCCATCAACCTCAACACGTGCGCGCTCGTAGTGGCAGTTTTTAACGAGAACCTTCGATTGTGCGATTTTAACGTCACCACCAACACAGTTTGTCACGTCTCCACCGTAGGTGCCCGCAATCGAGAGCCCCAGAGGCGTGCCCGTTCCGGGGTTTACCGCGTTGTAGGGGAAATGCAGCCGGCTAATGTGCAGCCCGTCACCCAAGCCCCTGATATCCACCTGCCATTCCGCGCCAATGACGGGCTCGCAGTAAACGTCAGACACCTCAAAGTTGTCGCTGTACGCCCCGCCCCCGGGGCGGCGTACCATCTGCGTCATATTACGGCCGCGGATGCTTTTAAAAGAACAAGAGCCGAAGCCGATACAGCCACGTAGCGGAGAAATAATTGGAACTGCCGCAGTATCGCCATTCCATATCTGCACATGGTGCACGCCCCCTGCGTCAGAATTAGGGAATGGCTCCGTGGCGTTCACCGTGTCTAGGGAGTTTACTGAGAAGATGAACCCCCCCGTGTATACCCCCGCCGCGTCTGGGATAACTCTACATGCCCTGTTCTCCCCGCGCCCTTGGCCTACGACGTAGACGCCCGCGGGGACGAACAAAGTGGCGCCAATTTTGTGGATTTTCCCCAGGCGGACTTCCCGAATACCCGCGGCCGCGGCAAAATTAATTGCCGCCTGGATAGCGACAGCATCGTCCGACACCCCGTCGCCGACGGCGTTAAATGGCGCGTTTTGTACATGAACCCACCGCCCCGCCGCCCCGTTGAGGTCTTCAGCGCTTCGGCCACCGTTGCCCCCACCCCGAACCCGACAAGCTCCGCCCCGGTCGAGGTTGCTAAATCCTGCCGCAGCGCAGCGTCCTCGGACATGAGGACAAACAGCCCCTCGTCACCGCCCACCCATGTGCCCGTCGTGGTGAAGGGCACCGTGCTCGACGCCGGACGGTAGAAGAAACCGCCGAACGCCACGTACTGGTTGTATGCCGTGAAGTTAATCCCCGCCGCGTAGTTACCGAGCGAGACGTACCCCGACGCCGCGAGGAAGGCGTCGAACTCGGTCTGTCGACCCGCCTGCGCCGCGTCGAACTCGGCCTCCATGCCGCTCCACGATTTGCGCAGCACGCCCAGGCGGTCAGTGAACGTCGGGCTATTCGTGTTCATGCCCTCGTCAAAGTTGCTCGCGTTGTCGTAGAGATCGCGCGGGTCGGTCGAGCCGATCGGATTGCCCGTGTTGTAGGTGTTCGTCATGGCTGCGGCCACTCCTGATTGATTGCAACGTCAAAAAAAAACGCTTCTTTTGGTGTACATGCCCCACTCGGGCCACTCGAAATTCATTGCTCGGTCGAAAATGTCGGCCATCAGCACGTAGTCGGGGGCAATTTCGGCCCAGCCTGGCGCCAGCAGCGGGCGCTCGCGCAACTCCACGCGGGCCGTATACCGCCAAATCGTCGGCCCGCTACGCTGCGGCCCTTGCACCGCTTCGGTGAACCGCACGTCATGCTCGACCAGGCCGGTCGCACAGTACAGCTTGAGCCGGAACCACCCGGCCTTCGCTACCTGGGCCGCCCACGAGTCGAACAACGCGGCGTGGTTCGGCTTGTGGAACAGCCAGGACAGCGTGGCGTATGCCGGGACGTTGGTAAAGTTGACTCGTTGGCGCGCGCGGCCGCTCTGCAGCTCGGTGCGCGTGATGTTGTTGACCGACTCGAAGCCGGAAGTCTCCTGCAGCGGGGCCGGTAGCCCGGCCGGATAGTTGATCGTCATTATCGGCCCGCCGGTCTAAGTCCGAATTTCGTAGAGATCGCCCGCGCGGTGCGGCCATCCCCCATTATATCCGCCACGAACACGTCGATCATTTCTGTCTCGCCATCATTCGTGCGGGCCACGGTACCCGCTTTCTCGGCGCTCTGGTTGATGTTCACCACGACGTTTACGCCGCCCCCGCCGCCCGCCGTGGCGTCCTCGTTGCTGACGACCTCGCCACGCTGGTTCGGGAGCATGAACTGCTGACCATTGGCGCCCTGGAAAACCTCGGGCCGCCCGTTCTCATTCACCCGGTACATGCCATCGGCTGCCACGGGGCCGCCATAGCGCCGGCCCGGGATCGCGGAGAGGCCCTGGGCGAGGGCCACGGTGGACGAGATCCCCGCAGCGGCCGGGGCGGCGTTGGCGCCGAAGCTGGCTAGGGACGCCAGCGCGGCAGGCGTGGCGTACGCGGCGGATAGTGCTGTAGCCGTAGCGACGCCGGTTGCTGCTGCCGCGGTCGACGCGGCTTGGCCCATGATCAAGTTTTTGACGTACTGCGCGCCCATTTCCACGAGGGCGCCGACTGCGTTGTTCAGGATCGACCCGGCAAGGGCGCGGATCGCCTCCTCGCCATTCGCTGCGCCCGTAACGAGCCCGACCAGGGCGTTCGTGGTTGCGGTCTGCACTTCGCCTAGGGTGTCTAGCAGCAACGCATTGCCAGCGGACTGCCGGCGGAAATTCTCCTCCTGCAGCACTCGCATTTGTTCGTCGTGCGCCGCTTCGGCTTGAGCCTTGAGGTCGAGATACCGCTGGTCTTCGAGCAGCTTGGCCTCATTCAGCGCGCGAAGGCTGGCAATCTGGTCCTCGAACCGGATTTGCTCGCCCGCAATTGGGTCGGCCTGCCCGAGGGCTTGGCGCTGCGCTTGCCGTTTCCGCTCGGCTTCTGCTGCAGCATCGGCGGCAGCTTTCTCCGCGTTGGCTTGCGCCTCGAACGCGTCAACCAGTTGCAGCGACGTAGCGGCCGCGCGGATTTGCTCGTCCGTTGCGCCTGCTAGCTGCAGTTTGTACAGCTCCAGTTCAGTGTTGGTCATGCCGAGCGTATCGGCCTGGAACTGCAATTCCGTCACTTGGTTACGGATAGCCTCGGCTTGGCGTTCGGCCTCGGTCTGCGCTTTCTTGGCGGCTTTCTCTGCCCCCGAATCCGCAACGGGCGCCAAGTTCACTTCATCCGCCGGCTTAGCCGTGCCGAGTTTTTCCAGTGCTTTGCGCAATTCCTCAACCGCCGCGCGAGCGCCTTCAACCTGGCCGACCGAGCCCACGCCGCGCTCGAATTGGCGCTCGAACGCCTTCAACTGCCTTTCGGCGCTGGCCAGCTGGCTTTCCAGCTCACCCCGACGCAGGGTCAGCTCCTTACGGTTCAGCTTGTCGATTCCCGTGGTCAGGCGCTCGAAGCGTTTCGCCGCGCGTTCCGCCGCCGTGCCGAGCCCGCCCACGCTGGCGACCAGAGCGTCCGTCGGGGGCTTAGCCTGCTCAGTCCGCGTGGCGAAGGTGAACACCGCGCCAGCGGCGAGCAGCAGCACCCCGGCAGGGCCACCCAGGAACGCCAGCGCCGTGCGTAACGCCCCGACCGCCGACGCTGCAACCGTGGCCACGCCGACCATGCGCTGTTGCGCTGTTGCGAGGGCGTTAGTTGCCGCAGTGGCGGCGGCCTGGGCCGCGACGAGCCGTTGGGCCGCGGCCCCGTGCGAGGAAAGGCCAACCGCAGCCCGCTCGGCCGCTTGGGCCAGGATCAGCTCCTGCGCGGCAGCGGCGGTCGAGGCTTGAGCGGCGGACAAGGCCGCGCGGGTCTTAGCGGCGGCGGCCACGGTGTTCGAATAGAACGCGGCTGCACTGGCGGACAGGGATTGCACGAGACGGCCCGCGATAACCGCGGCGGTGCTGGTAACCGCGAGCGTCAAGGCCGTCATCAGCGACTCGACATTGGCCGCGTCCCCGGCAAAGTCGATCATCATGTCAGCGGCGGCCACAAGCGAGTCGGTCAAGGTCTGGAGCGCACCGGTCTGGTTCTCCACGGCCACGAGGGTGACCTGCAGCGCCGTGCGTATCCGCACTTGGGCGTCGGTCAGGTTCACCGCCATTTTTTCGGCTGCGGCGCTGTTCGCGTCGAGCGACTGGCGCAGGCCCTCAGAAAGCTGCTGCGCCGTCAGTTTGCCGGCCGCGCCCAGCGAGCGGATCTCGGCGCTAGTTTTGCCCGAGGCAGCGGCGATCTGCTCGATTACAGACGGGATCGCCGTTGTGATCGTTTCCCACTGGTCGGCGGCGACTTTGCCCGTGTTGAACGCCTTCGACACGGCGCTGATCGCCCCTTGCGCTCGGTCCGCACTGGTAGCGTTCGTCACGAAGCTATAGCTAAGCGAGTCCATCACGTCGAGCGCTTGCGTCGTGGTGTACCCGAGTGCCTGGAGCGACGCATTTGTGCGGATGAATAGCTCTTGCGCTTCTGCCAGGCTGCGGTAGGTCCCGTTCGCCGTGGCGAGCAGGCGCTGCTGCACCAGTTCATACTCAGCTTGGCTCGACGTGGCCATCTGCACACGTTCGGCCATTTCCTGATAGGACTGCACCAGGCGGGCCATGTCGCGCAGGGCCGACGCGGCAACCACGGCGGCGATGGCCTTGGCTAGGCCGGTCATGCTGGTATTCATGCGCTCGGCGGCTTTATCCGTCTCGCGCATTTCCGATTCGAGACGGTCCAGGCTCCGCGTGGCCATCTGCTCGCCGCGCACGAGCCCTTCCGTTTCGGCTCGAACGACGTAATATATTTCGCCAATTTGCTCCGCCAAGGCAAGGCCCTCCGGTTACAGCAAGAACTCGCGGGTAGCGCCCTTGCTCAAATTGTCTTTAGCCCATAGCGGCCGCAGGTTAGCCAATGCCCAGCACGCCCTGAACTCGGCGCAGTCAAAGCCCTTAACAGCGAAACACTTTACCGGGACGATGTGGTCAATGTGCCAGTCCGACATATTGCTCCAGTTCATTCCCTGCAAAAACTGCCGCCCCAAGTGTTTCGCCAGCTCGTCTCGATTATACCCTACAGCCGACCAAAAACCCGCGCTAACCGATCCGACCTTAGCCCCGGTGGCGTACCGTTTTAAAGACTCCCGCACCAGGCCTAGAACCCGAGTTTTAACGCGCAGCTTAGGGTTAGCTTTCAGCTTCGCCGCATACGCCGCAGCCCGACGCACCCTATGCCTTTTTGCCGCCCGGCTATTGGCTGCGGCTTGGCATTCTCGGCAGTAGCAGGACACCCCGTCCGCGTGCGTTTTATTTTTCGGAAAACCAGAGGCCGCTGGCTTTATTTGCAGGCACTTAGGGCATTGACGGTGCGTATCGCTTTTAAACATTTCTGGAGTTTTTCGCCGCGCCTTTGACCGCGCGGCTTCGCACTTCCGGCAGTACGGGTAGAGGCCCCGTTTTGCGCAGCGGTAGAAATGCTCGGGGCTAGCCGGGAATATCTCTCGACAAGCGCCGCAGCGCTTTAGTGTTGGGTCGGTCAGCCTAGGGTTTTTCGCCAGCGGCTGCGCGGCCTTTCGGCAAGCCCGGCAATGTGAGGCTAACCCGTCTGGCTTGGCGCGGTCTTTAGAAAAATGGATTTCTGGGGTTTCACTTTGCAGCCCGCAACGGGTACACGACTTCATGGTCTGCCTACTAAACACTTAACAGGCGTCAAGCGTAACCCGCACCGTCCGACTTTTCAAGTCATGCCGCTGCCGCCCTCTTCTCATTCACGGCGGCCAGCCAGGCCATGGTCGCGTCGTGCGCTTCTTCGCTCGGCGTCTCATCTTTCGCCGGCGTCTCGGGCGGCGGGAACTTGGCCCGCATGGCCAGTATGAAGCTGGTCATTGTCATTTGCCACGCCTCCGCCTCGCTCAGCCCGAGGTGGGCCATTGCCAGGGCGGCGAAGTCGCGGGCGTGGAATTCCGGGGAAAACTTGCCCCGCTTGGGCTGGCGCGGATCGGTCGGCACGTCGCCGATTACACCGTGACGCAGCAGCTCGCGCGCCAGTACCGTGATATTTGCCGCCGGCATCGCCCCGGGCCTGTATGTCATGCGCTCCGTCGTCCAGCCGATCAGCGGCGACAGGTCGTCATCGCAGCAGGCGTGCAGCACGGACAGCGCGGCGCGGAACTGTTCCCGCCCCCACACGCGCCAGCGCGGCCGGTCAAGCACTGGGTTGCCCGTGGGCTCCGGCGGGGCGCCCAGCACCAGGCCGAACACTTCGACGATCTCGGCGGGCGTGCCGATCCGGGCCATAGCGGCGAGGCTGGGGCGCAGACGGTATTCCTGGCCCTGGTACTCCAGGCCGATCTCGCCGATTTCGGTCAGTGCGGGCATGTGTGGGTCGCTCGAAAGGTGACGGGGCGAGGATAGCACGCGGGCAAGAAAAAGCCCGCCGAAGCGGGCTATCTCTGCCGTTGCTGCCTGCCGGTCAGTCCGCTTGAATCCAGGCGAACACGTCAGCCGCGCCGCCGGTAACAGCCGACGCGGTGCCGTCCTGATTCAGGAACGACTTGATATTCGGCAGGGCGACGGCGTAGACCGCACCGGCCGGGACGCTGATCGAATAGCCGGCCGAGTTGTCGACCGGGCCGCCCTGGCCCGGATAGAACACGTCGTCCACGGTGTCGCCGTCGAGCACGATGGTGACCGCGCCGGCCGACTCGTTGCGGATGTACAGGGTTTGCCACTTGGTGCGGTCATAGACCAGGGTATCGGCGCCGGTCAGCTCGGTCGGGTCGACGTTGAGCGAACCGCGCTGGCCCTTCGGGGAAATGGTTTTGATAGCTGCCATGTCTGCGGCTCCTTAAACGATGGGGGTATCTTCGACGAACACGCCGAGCGGCGATTCGGTAACACTCGCTTCGAGCGAGAAAGTCACCAGATCGTCATAAGTGCCGGTCCGCTCCAGGGAACTGATCAGCATGAATGCCTCGACGGTAATATCCGGGTAGGTCAGGCGGAACCAGGCAACCGGCTGGCCGCCCGTGGCGGACGGAACCAGCACGTGCTTGGTCAGCGCGGTCTGATTGCTGGCGGTACCGTCGGCACGCTTGCACACGCCCGAGACGGACAGGCTCAGGGTCTGATAGGTCGCCAGGTTCGCACGGAACGAGCCGAGCGAATCATCAGCGGTGGCGTCCACGGTGTCCCATTCGGTCGACAGGCCCTTGTCCCGCAGCGAGCCAATCGGCAGCCAGTCGGCGGGGCCGGGGCGCACGTCGCCGCACCCGATGAAAAACTCGGCAGCTACCTCCCTGCCGACATACTTATCCAGGGAACAATTGGCCATGACTTGGCCCTCCTAGTTTCGGTTTTTGCCCTTGGAGGGCGTTAGATAAGGCACTCGAAGTTCGCCTCATACCACGGGCGGCCCTCTGCTGTATACCCCGGCCCGACTATATCAGAAATGGCGCGGATCTGCGTCAAACAGCCCGACTTGAACTCCGCAAGGGTACGGTCTACCAGAGCGTTGGCGTGGCCTTCGATGTTGACGACCGCGCCGGCCACGTTTCGCTCCATGCGCTTGCCTAGCAGCAGCACGCGCACGCGCATGGTTCGGCTTGATACGTCAGGCTTCGGGCCGCCCTCGCTGATCAAGGCCAGAATACGGCGGTCAGCCAAGGCGTCGGATTCTACCCAGGCACCCCGGCTCGGAACGTAGCTGGACAGCTCGGGCACGGCCTGAATCCAGGCGAGCAGATCGGAAAGAGGGTTGCTCACACCTTGTATCCTCGTTTGATGGCGGCCTGAATTTGCGGGATCGAGTCCTCGAAGCCCTTACGTAGGAATTCTGGCTCGCCGCTCGGGTCCCAGAAGTTCCCCCGGCCATTGGGGCGCGGCTGGCCTGCAGACTCGCCGCTCGCCGCGTGTACTGCCGAAGCGTACGCGGCAGTATAGCCGACCCGACCCCACGCGCCGAACGGGCCGCGCTCGACGCGCCGGTATTGCGAGTTGATCAGGTTGGACGTGTCCACGGGGGTCATGATGCTCGCCCGGCCCGCACCGATAATGAGGATTTCGAGCAGCGTGCGCTCGGTCACCGCGCCTTCGATGTTGCCCATCGTGCGGCGCAGCTTGGCCTTAGCCTGGCGGAATCCTCGGGCGGGCATTACGTGGCAATCCTGTAATCAGGGCTATCCGCCTCGCCAAACGGGCTCATGTCCCATTCAGTCACGTCGCGGATCTGCATCCGGCGGTCATGCCCGGCCAGCACGATCTCGTCGCGGTACTTTGGCCGTGCGTCCTCGGTATAAATCAGCATATCGGCCACGAACTCGTCGCCCGCCGCCCCGCTCTGGCCGCCAATGGTGCGGATCAGCTTACCCCCGGTTTCCCAGGTGCAGGCGATCGTGTACGGCTCGCCGAACAGCACGCCGCCGTTAAACAGATCCTCGTCGACGAACGGATAGACCGTGGCCTCGTTCGTGTAGGTCCAGCGCGCTAGCGACGACATGTGGCTCGCCCCACGATAAGCGCCGCGGCCCCGTTCGGGTCGGCCGGCTGCAGGGCCGTCGTGCATCCGCTCGGGTCGACGATGGCCAGGGCCTGGCGCAGTTGCTTGAGCTGGTCGCCGGCATAGTCAAACGACCGTGATGCGCCAGACGGTGCGGCCTGGCTCTTGATTCGCCGCGCGCCGGAGCTGATCGACAGCATCGCCGCCAGATACGTGACGGCCAGGTCCTGCGCGCACTCGTTGTACCCTGCGCCGACCATGCACGGGCGGGCCGTCTCGGCCTGGGCGAGCAGGCAGTCCAGCATATTCGGCGGCAGCGTGTAGCCTAGCTCGGTAAGGTAGGCGGTAAGGTAGGCGGAAGTGATCACAGGGGTGGCCTCGTGA